AAGCACCTTCAGTAGTAGCCCATGCAATCTCGTCATCATCAGCAGCATTCATGAATGTTGCAGCAGTAGTATTTCCAGAAGCACTCTTTGATAATTTTCCAATTCCATCAGCATTTGCATCTGAATCATAAGCAGAAGACCATATCTTAAAGTCTGTAACTACATATCCAGAAGTAAACTTCCCATCAAATAAGAATAATCTAACTGGATCTCCACTACCTGTATTAGATCCTGGTACTTGTCCTCTTGCAGTATATGTTCCAACCTTCTTCATTTCTTCTTCCTCCCTTTCTTAAATGCTCTAGACATAGCCTTTAGATTAATTTGTCCTTTCTTAGATCCAGATTTATATTTAAATTTCTTTGAATTTGCTTTAACATACTTTTGCCATGCATTCAAAGGACGCTTAACTTTGCTACCAACCTTCTTCGCTGATCGTACTGATCTCTTAGCAGATTTAACGGCTTGGCGAGCATCACCAAACAATTCGTACATTTCTTCGAGCGTTCCCTCTACTTTAACCATGAGTTTGACCTCACTGTTGGCTTAATGCTAGGGCTACACTGTTTGCTTGTGTTGCGTTTTCTAGAGTACATTCCATTATGATGCTTATGTCTATGTTGCCACTTGTGAAAGTTGCGGCGCTTAGATCGCAGGCCAAAAATAGACTGTCAACTCCTACGAGGTAGCCTTGGGTCCACATTTGCGGGTTAACATCTTCAGTGTCAAAAGTTCCAAAGGCGTGAGCAGTTGAAGTTGAATCACCAAAAGCGGATAATGCTCCAGAAGATACTACAGATTTATCATCAGCCAAGACTAATGCGCTTTGAGATTGTGTTGTTAATTGCCAAGCAGCGCCAGCAGGTGCAGCAGCAGTTGTGTAAATTGGGTTATTTGGCCCGTTATTATCTGCATATTGTACTGCAATGTTGTGAATTCTTAGGAGTGTTGATTTTGAAACTCCTAGATTTACAAATGAACCTAAATCAATTTCTGATTCTACATAGGTCTGATCGTTCGACGTTACTCTTGCTCTGATAAAAAATGAATCACTTTTAGCCATGCACTCCGGATAGCGGTAAGGTTTATGAACATTTTTTCCGGATTTCGGCGCTACCGACCTATCCTTGGCCCGAAGGGCTCCCGATCACTAAGGCACCTACCTACCACCGCGTCGTGACTAAGCAACCATCTCATTGCCACCCTCGTGCCTACAAGGGGCCGAGTCTTTTATGAACTTAGCCATGAATGCTCATTTCAAATAATATTATATATTACTCTACTATCCCAAATACAGTATGTTACATGATTGGAGAGTTGAAAAGATGAAAAAAAGGATTAGGAAGATGTCCTATAAAGAGAAATTACAGTTAATGGACTGGTTAAATGCTTACTATGCGTACCAAAAGGGGGAAGAATAATGCCTTTACACTGCACTGATCTAAAAACACAACAGAAATTTATGCAAGATTGGAAATGTACATGTGCAATGTGTTATTGTTGTTCTCTTTGTATGAAATTAAGTAGGAAAATAATGGAGGAAGAATAATGCCACATCTAATATCAGCCACATTAACAGAAGATGCATACAGGATCTATTGTATCTGGAAAGAGAAGAGACAAGCATCAGCGAAGATCAGTTTGGCTATGGCAGAACTTGCACAGATCCAAGAACTAAATGAAGCAGTAATCACACAATTAAATATCCAAAAGGCTAGGTGGAAGTGGTTACAACAAAATTTAAACAAAGAGATCATGTTAAAAGAATATAATGGAGAAGAAATATTAGAGTTAGCATGTCAACACGATCACTTATACAGAAGGAAGGGAGTATGATGGAGTCTTGGTTAGCAATAGAGATCGCTGAAATGTTAAAACAAAGTAATGATATTCTGGAAAGAATAGCAATATGTTTAGAGAACTTGGAGAGACGTACATGAAAGTGAAAGTGAAAATGGATAGGACGCATCTTTGGTGTTGTGATCTGATTCTAATCAGACCCTTTCCTGCTAAGTTTGTTTACAAATGTCCAGAGTGTGGAATGAAAAAACCATCTCAGTCAACCGGTTTACTCTGAGTTAGACTGTAGAGTTCATCCATAGCGCACTAAGAACAGCAACAAGACCAAGCATGACCTTCCAGATAGGGTGTTTTGGATCTGCTAATGTTTTTTCAACATCATCATTCATTCTTATTCGCCCTGTGCTTTATCTTTAGCAAGAGACAATGCACCTTTCCAAGCAGGGATATCGTACTTATCCATTGTAATTAAATAATTCATTGGCTTACTTGCTGAGTTTCTTGTATAGATATAGAGATCTTCTACTATCAAATTATCTGGATCTATTATTGAATCATTAAATGCTGCATCATTTCCAGATACAGAAGCACCTTCAGTAGTAGCCCATGCAATCTCGTCATCATCAGCAGCATTCATGAATGTTGCAGCAGTAGTATTTCCAGAAGCACTCTTTGATAATTTTCCAATTCCATCAGCATTTGCATCTG